GGTCGTAACAGCCGCAACCGCAGTCGTAACACCCTTTAGGGCGGTAGAGGCAATACTGCCAAGACCAGAGAGAGCGCTTTTGAATTTACTGGAATCGCCCTCAATGTCGATAATGACGGAGCCGTCATTTGCCATGTTTCCACCACCTTTTCAGTGGCGTCATCGGCAACTAAGGCAACTACTTGACGCGAATCTCGAATAATTTCTTACAATTTCGGCCCTTGCAGCGAACAAAAACGCCTGCGCACTTCGCGTCGGGCGCGAGGTACACAGGCATTTCATATCCACAAAAAGGGCACTTGAGCTTTACGCGCTCAGGCTTTTCCTTTTCCATAAACCTCCTTGAAACGATCGGCAACATATCTCTTGATCGCGGCGTCGCGCTCGCTGAGAGTCAACTTGTGATCGACTGCACCGCGCTCGGGAATTGCGTACTTTGCGCGCCGAGTCTCAAACTGCTTTTTCTGCTTGGCACTCATGCCTTCCGTGCTGCCGGTCCGGTAATAAACGCGCTGCTTGAAGGGGGTATCGTCAGGAAGCCCGAGCATCAGCTCGCGGAAGGCCCACCAGTGAAGGTCCTCCTGCAAGAGGTCGATGCCGTAGGCCTCGCGGAATGAGGTATAGAGCGCATCGGCGTCGATCTCGAAATCGTAGCTCCTGCGAGAGGGCTTGAGGTTTTGCTTGTCGGTTTCCTCCTTCTCGTGAGGCTTGCCGAGACAATAAAACCAGAGAGCTTGTTTGACCGCCTCGTCATACGGCTGCGGCCAGTTATCACCGAAGAACGTTGTCAAGACGTTCTCCGGTGTAAGCTGGTCGTCAAGAGCCAAAAGCTCAAACCGCATTCCGACGCGGAAGCTTGTATTGATGGGAACCTCACGACCGCCGACTTTTACCGCATACGGCAGCGGGGTCGTTAGGAGATTCATGCTCCGTGTCTCTTATGCTTTGCGCGACGCTGCGCGCGATTGACCGGCGTGATCGGGGGCTTGGACGCGTAGGACGCAGCCACGCCGCGCATTGCGGTGTTGATCTCGTCGGTGATATACTTGAACACGTCGCAGGCGTCCCAGAAGGTATAGCCTTCCTTCATGCCGAGAATCTGGTCGGACATGCCCTCGCCGAGAATCTCGTCGATCGCGTCCATCACAGAATCGCAAAGGTCGTCGAGCGTATGCTCCTTATTGTCGGAGTCCTTCGCGGCCTGAGACACGCGAAGCAGCTCCTTCGCGGCGTCCTGCACCTTCTTCTGAACCTCGTCGGTCAGAGGCACGGTGCACTTGATCTGATCGCAGAAGTTGAGCTCGACTTGGCGAGCGGAAAACTGAAACATTGCCATTTGTCAAATCCTCCTTTTTAAATTACGCCGCGGAGTAGGTGTACTCGGCGGGCGCGGCGTTGGCCTTCTTGACGTCGATGTCGATGCTTGCGCTCTCGCCTGCGGAACCGCTGCCATCGGAGTTAACGATGATGGACGCCTCACCGGTTTCGCCCTTGCCGTTCAGCAAGCAGAAGTAAACGTACTTGCGAATGACAGCGGAGCCAGTGCCGTACATGACAGCATGGGAGAGGGCAAAGTCCTGGAAGTCATCGCCGATATAGCGATCGCCGGAGACCTTAAAGGCTCTCTGGTTGCCGGTCTTCATGGTGGACTGGCCCGCGCGGATATAGGTCTTGTCCTGCGTGATCGGGTTGAGGTTGGCGTCAAGGCCGGTCACGCCAAGCTGCGCGACCGCGTAGTCCTTAACCTCGGCGGAGCCTTCCGCGGAGCAATCGATCGCGAGGACAAAATCGTCGTTGGTGACGAAGCCCTCAAAGGTCGGGCTCGGCGTATGGGTTGCCATCAGCTCGGAAAGTTTCATACGGTGCGATCTCCTTTCTGGAAGTAAGTTAGTTTGAGTTGAAGCTGATACCGCGCCGTACCGTGATCGTCAACGATAAACGGGTATGCAGTAGAGCTGATCTCGATTGTACGAACCGTGCGGCCCGTACCGATGTCGGGGAACTGTCGGCGTTTGCTCTTGCTCTCGAGCCAGGACGAAAGGCCCTCATAGAAGGCTTGATTGTCCACGTTCTGCGCGATGTCATCGCTGTAAAACTCGCGGCTCGATACGCAGAAGAGATACTGCCGAATAGAGCTGCCGTCGAGGTAGCGCTTGACGATCTCAGTGGTCGGCACGGTATCGACCGAGTAGCTTTTCGCCTCCTCGGGCAGAAAGTCCACGCTGAGCCGGCCGTCAGCCAGTCCCTCATAGGTTTTCAGCCAGGCGCGAACGCCGTCAATGATCGTCATTTTGCTCTACCTCCTACATAAGCGGCGAAGTCTCTTTTGAGATCGCCCCCGCGGTCTGCAAGCATACGCTTATCCCATTCTTTACCTCGCATCGGCGCGCCGTGGTAGTTGAGTGCTCGGCCTGAATAGCTCTTTGGCGCTCGGCCTACCATAGCGAGGCCAACATAAACATAATGGGCGTACGGCCCTGGATAGGTGACTTTGCTGCCGTCAGGGGCGATCTGCTTTTGATTCTTCAAATGCGCTCCCGCGCCCGCACTCATAGGAACATACGGGTCGCAGTATTTCGCGACCGAAGTCGCGAGATATTTTCGCGCCTTGTTATCGCCGCCGAGACCGTGCTTAGCGAGAATCTTACTCGGCGTGATATTGACGCTTTTGATCTTGATTCCGAAGCTCATACACCGCTCACCGCCACATGCGGAAGAGTCCCGCGTAGGTTGTCGGCAACTGCGGTGATCTGAAAATAAGTCGAGCCTTTGAGGTCTGCCGGCTTGAGTACCCCTGAAATTTCCCCCTTGACCAGGTAGTCAAGTTTTTCAGGCAAGCAAGGCGGAAGAACAGCCTCGGGGATTCGGACCTTATAAACGTTGACCGCTTTTGCGCCGTCCGTCGTGACCGCCGATTCTGTCTTCGCATACCAACTGACACCTTGAATGGGGTAGCAGACATACGAGTCAGAATCGGCGGTCTTGACGTGGTGAATGAGCGTCACGAGCTCGGTACAGGCGAGGAAGTCTTTCATCGGCGGCCCCTCCCGCGGAACAGGAGACCCGTAGGAGCGAGGTAGAGCCGAATTGCATTGCTCAATCGGCCCTGCGCCGTTCCTGCGTTCTTCGACGCGCCCGCGCTTGAAGCGCTGCCCGTCACATAGGTTCGCGAGATGCCGTCGTTCGTCTCAGACGAAACAGGACCGCCGGACTCCTCGATATTTGCCTGGTCAGCGTACGCGCAGACGGCCGACATAACCGCTACGCGTACGGACTCCGCCAGACGGGCCCAGCAAGCGCTGAGCCTATACTCAGTCATGGCGTCCGCAAAGAGGAACGCCTGAGACGCGAGCCGGTTGAAGGTATCTTCGTCCAGCTCGCCGCCGTAAGTGGTCTTATACCACTCGTAGCTGACAACGACCACTTACCGCACCGCCTTCCTTACTGCAGCTTGGCAGTGGCGATGAACAGGCCCGCGGGGTTCGGCAGAACGGGCACGAACAGACCAGACGCCTTAGACCAAACGGCCGTGGGGTCGGGTTCGGTCCACTGGGTCAGGGTGACGAACTGCTCGGCGCTCTTCGCAGTCCAGGGGCCGAGCTGCTCCTCTTCCGGAGTCACGCCCCACAGGCCAACGCCGAAGTTCTGCAGGCCGTTGTAGGAAGCCAGGAAGGAGACCTTGCTCTTGCCCCAGAAGCGCTGGGTCGTCAGCTTGCCGTCTTTGCCCTCGACGTTGTAGCGCAAGTCGTTCGTACGAATCTCGGTAATGCCGAAGAGCTCGTTGAACAGACCGACGAGCTGCGTACGAGAGACCATAGCGCCGGCGCCTGCGCCGCCGTAGATGGCCTTGGAGATCCCCTCGTTGGTCAGCATTTTAGAGAGTACGGAACCGGACAGGACCATACCGGAAACGGTGAAGCCCTTGTCACGAGCGGTCTCGACGATCTCTTCAATCTGCGCGAGAACGTTCTTGTCAGGCGTGGAGACGTCAATGTCGAAGCCGGTGTTACCGTTCGGCACGCCGAAGTCAACAGAGAAGTTCAGGCCGTTCTCCTTGACAGTCATCTTGCCAGTAGACAGGACTTCCATCTTAGCGGCCTCAGAACGGCAGCGCACGCCTTCGGCCAGGCGAGCCCAGTCGTCGTAAACATAGGTAATCAGGGCGCTGTCATTGAACGCGCCGTTTTCAAGCGCCTGGCGCAGGGATTCGGTCTGGTTGATCTTCTCCTTGATGAAGAGCTTTTCGACCGTTACGCGCTCCAGCGCGGGGCGAGAAGCGATATGCGCCTCAGTATCAAGGCCGTGAATCAGGGCCATAGTGGGAAGCTGAGCGCCAGCGGCAAGACGCAGGTACTCGGCTTTGAAGTTCTGGGTCTTCTGGTCGGGGAAAATCGCGTCACCCAAGTAATTCGCGCGGGGCATCAGGAAGTTCTGGCTGAAGTCAAGCTGTTCAGCCTGGGACAGCATTCTCAGAATATCGGGCATGTGTTATATCCTCCTTACTTAGATTAGGCCTCGAAGACGGGGTAGACCTTGACGTCTGCACCCGCGATCGTAACCGTATCAACGGCGTCGCCGCCAGAGCTCAGCGCCCAGCCGATCTGAGCCTTGGAGCTCTTCGTCAGCGGATAGCTCTTAGAGAGCGCGACGATCTCGCCGTCAGCGTACATGGTCGCATCGACGGGAACGTCACCCGTGCCGCCGTCCTTCTCGTAGGTGACGGAATAGCCGCGGACGGTTGCGTTCGCGCCGACAAAGACGATGTTCTTGAGCGCGGTCTGCGCAGCGCTTGCGGCGTTCACGCGGTCGCTGATTACGCGGCCGGCAACCATGACAGAGCCGATCGCGTCGCCGTCGGTGACGTCGACGTCCTGGAACACGATGCCGGTCGCGGCGCTCGTATTCGCGGGGAACACGGTGCCGGCAAACACAGTCTTGCGATCGCCGTCAGTCTGGCCCATGCTCTGAGGAATCTGCGCGGTCTTGGTGACGAGACCGACTTCGCTATCCAGGAAATTAGGAATCGCGATGCCGATCTCAGTTTTCAGAATAGACATGAATGGAATCCTCCTTATTTAGTGTTGGTGTTCTCTGCGGTGGTAGAAGCAGGAGCGAATCTCGCGCTTGCAGCACGCGCAGCCTGCGCGGCTCTGCTCAGGGTCGTCGGGCTACCGTTTCCGGTCGGGTTCGCGAAGCTGGGGTCAGGCTTTTCAGCGCGGAAAGAATCGGGGTCTTTCTTCCGCATGTCCTCGATACGCGCCTCAAAGCCAACGAGCTTGCCGTCTTTCAGCTCGCAGCGAGTAGCCATGAAGTCCGCGCAGGCCGCAGCTTTCGCGCCCTTGGAGGTAAACTCGATCTTGCCGTCATTGAAGGCGGTCTCGAGGGCGTCGGCATAATCGCGGTCGGCGATCTGCTTTTGATACTTGGCGGTCTCGTCGTTGTACTTCGTCTGCAGGTCGGTAAGCTGCTGCTTGACCTTCTCAGCATCTTCCGCGCCGGCTTTCAGGGTCTCGAGGTCCTTGTCGCGGTCGGAGAGCTGCTGCTGCAGAGTGGCCGTCTCGGCTTTCGCGTCTTCGGCTGCCTTCTTGTGCTTTTCAATGTCGCGACCATTGATGGCAAGCACTTTGTCGGCCTGCTCGTCTGTCAGGCCCAGAGCGGTGAGTTCGTCCTTTTTCATACTGTTTCCTTTCTTTGCGGTTAGGCTTTTTAGGTCGTTGCCGTGACCTGCCGCCCCGTCCTCATAGGCTGACGGGTAGCCGATATTGCGCGAGCTGCAGGAGTCGAACCTGCGTAACCACGGCTCGCATATAACAGGAAGTCATACGGAGCTCCACGATCGTCCGTATGACTTCCAAATATTAGGAGTATAAACACCAGGGCCCCAGGCAGAAAACTCGATACGGGTCATCTGGGGCTTGTTTATGAGAGTTCTATCCGATTTGCTCTCGAGAAGAGTCGCGCTTGAGACCGGTCTGCTTAATAAAATCACGCTGTCTGGCCTGCCAGGCACGGACTTTAGCCCGAGCCTCGTCGGTAGGTTGACCTGCGGCTTTCATAGCGACCTCTTCGCGTTTCCATCGGCGAATACCTCGCTCGATATAGCGCTGCTGCTGCAAAGCCTCGTACTCGGTCAACTGCTGGCCGTTGTAGGCGATATTCTTTGCGGAGTAGTCCTTGAGCTGAGCTTTCGAGTAGGTTCGAGGCGTGCCCTCGACGTACGGGAAGAAGCTGTGATTGCAGTTCCAGCCGCAAAGGCCGTCGCCCGTGCCGTACCCCGTAGCCTCCTCGAAGTTTTTGTACTTCGGGTGAGAGCCCTTGCGGCAATAGATTTGCCCCTGCCACTCTTGATGACTCGGGCGAGCGCCGGCGTGCGCGGTTACTTCCACAAGATCAATGTCGAGCTCGTCCATGAGCGCGAGCTGCGATTTTGCGGCGGTCTGGTTGACGCCGGTGACGACCGCACGGCGAACAGCCGTCTCGATTGTGTCCACATGGCTTGAGGGATAAGTGATCGACTGGACGCCGGTCCGTGCGAGGTCCTTGACCGCGTTTCTGATCGCGGTATTATAGTCAAACGCCCCTGACGTGACCTGCAGCCAGGCCCGATCAAGAGCGTCTTCAAATTGCTTTGCCGCCGTGTTCGCGGTCGTGCGAGTCAGGTTGCGGAAGATTCCGCTTGTTTGCCGAAGACCGCTTTGCAGCGTCTCGCGAACGCCGGCAACCGCGAGCGGGTCAACGTCACCCATACCTGCGGCCGCGTAGATTTTCGCGTCAGAGGTAAGTGCCTCGTCGACGGCCTGCGCCATGAGCTTTTTGAGCTCAGCTTGAGTCTTTCCCGTGAGCGCGGCGAGCTGCTGCTCGATCTCGGTCTCAAGCATCCCCATCGCCCGAAGACGCTGGTGTTGATGCTGGACCGCAGGAATATAGTAGTCGTACTTCGCGATGCGTTCAGCCATATTCGCGAGAATGTCTTGCTCGATCTTTCCATAAAGCTCGACAAGAGCGTCCGGAGTAGCCGCCAGGTATTCAGGCGTCAGCATCAGCCGAGATTAAAGGGGTCCGCCGTAGACTCTACGGGGCACATGCTCTTCGCGACTTCTTCGGTCTCGTTGTACCATTTGACGCGGTACTCCCACTTCTGCATAAGACCGTCGCGAACGTCCTGGCGGTCACGTTCACGCAAGGCGTCCTTATCGGTGAGAATACTATCGTCAAAGTCGATATAGAGCTCATACTCTCCGCGGGGTGCAAGGCCGTAGAGAGTGGCGTACACGTCAACGCCGTAGACCGCGTTTTCGAGCGCGGCCTTGAAGCGATCTTCAAGAGCCTTGACCGTGTTAAACTTGCGAATCTTTGCGGACATGACTTCGGTCGCGGTCTTTTCCACAGTCGCGGGGTCGGAGAGATCGCCGTAAGCAAGGCCGGTATTGAACTCAATGCGGCGCAAGATCGCCTGCAAGCCCTCGTAGTAGCCTGCGTGCCGAAGCGCTGGGGAGAACTCCTTGAAGAAGTCGTCCGAGTCATACGGCATTTGAATGAAGAGCCGATCGCCGAGCAAGGGGTTTGCCTTACTGCCAGGCAGTGAGCCAGAGATCGCCTCAGGGGTGCCGATGATCTTACGCTCAGCGCTCTCAAACTCATAGAGGAAGCGCGCCCACTGTTCATCGGCGTCGCGAATCAGGTCTTCAGTCGCGCCGCCGTAAATGGAGACGCCTAAGCTGGACGCGGTATCGATGTTGTTGCTGACAGGCGGCGTGAAGTAGCCGAAGAGCGGCTTTTCTACATTCTTGATCTGAACCTCTTCGGGAATGGCGGCCCACTCGGGAACGCGACCGAGCTCGACCTCGCTGCCGGTGATACCGTTCTCGTCAGAGGTAAAAGCCTTGTTACGAATCGTATAGACGCCGTTGGCGAAGTCATGGTACTCGAGCTTGACGAAGTAACTCTTATCAACCTTGACCGGCTGACTCTTGAACACGCCAGAGACGCAGTTATCCCCATCGTCAAAGCGGAGAGGGATAAAGGACGCGGCGCTCGTACTGTCGATAAAGACGTTTCCACCTGAGACATACGGCTTGAAGGCCAGACCACCAAGGGCCATACAAAGCTCGATGCTGTTTTGCACGTTCGACTGGAAGCGAGCCAACTGCTCGTTGATAAAGTCAGCGCGAGGACCACCGTCAGCCGTGATCGTCATCTCCGAAGAGACAACCTGCGCGAACTCCTTCGCGATCGCTCGCGGAAGGCCGAGAGGTTTGACCTCGTCGTCGGCCCACTCGGGCTTATCGACGTACATGCCGTACCACCGACTAATGGCGCGAGACATTTTATCGCTGACGAGCGGGTCCGCATCGAAGCTCTTATAAATCACGTTGGAAGGCACAAGCACATTTCTCGAAAATGCACCGAGCTTTCCCCAAAGGTTATTTAATGCCATACGCCCTCACCTCGCGTTTCATGATCGTGCGGACAAAATACCGCATTTGGTCCATGCTGTGGTCGTTCTCTTTAATTACGGCGTCGCTCGAAGATTTCTCGTCCCACGCATACGCGCCGAACTCAGCTTTCGTATTGACGCAGGTCTTATTGAAATGGAGCAAGCCAGCTTGCAGCATTGTTCCGGTATCGCGAATACCGTCAAGCACGTCGTTCTTCGCGTTCTTGACGCTGAATTTGCCATGCCGTCTGATCGTCTCCTTGAAGGACGCAGCCGAAGGGTCAATGACGACTTGCTCGATCAGGTAGCCGTCTGCAAAGGCCTCAAGATCAGCGTAATACTCTTCATCGGTCTTCTGCTTGCCTTTCTTGCGGCCGTCGTAGTAATACTCTTTCACCATGAAGGCCGAATTGCCTTTTACGCGCCAAAGCCCGAAGACACACGGGTTGAGTGTGCCGTAGTCGCAGCTAATGTAATAACGACCGCGCGAGCCGTCGTCATCGATCATGTGCTTTTCGGCGTCAAAGAAGGGATAAACCAGGCCTTCGGCCTTCGTCCACTTTCCGAGGATATACCGCGCGTAGAAAACGCCCGTATACATGCCCTCGTAGCGCTGCTTGATCTTCTCGGAAAGGCTGAGGTTGTCAGCCATCGTGAAATGCAGGTGAAGGACGTTCCTGCGCTTGCACTCAAGCACCCATTCTTTGTAGAACCAGTGCATGGGGCCTTCGGGGTTGCAGTTGAACCAAAATTTGCTCCCCGCGACCGAGCATCGGGCGAGAGCCTGCTCAACGAAGGACCGCGGCATAAGCGCGACCTCGTCAAAAAGAACGCCTGCCAGAGTCATGCCCTGAACAAGCGTATAACTGGATTCATCACGACCTCCGAAGAGGTAGTAGGTATTGCTGTGACCGCCGACCGAGATAATCAGCTTATTCTCAGCACGCCGCTCAGTTACCTTGAAGAGACCCTCAAGCCAGGAGGGCAAATGCACGATCACATTGCGGCGCAGCGACTCGATCGTGCGGCCACAAATGGCGAAGCTCTCATTATTGAAGGAGTACATACTCCAAAGGATAAAGCCGACCGCCATTGAGACCGTCTTGCCCGATCGGATGGAGCCGTCGCAGAGAATACCGTCGTAGTCTGCAAACTCAGGTCTCTTCCACCACGTCAGCGTCAACGTCTGCCGAGGACTGAATCTCTGGTATTTCATTTAGATCGATTCCCCCCTCTGTAGCGCCGGCGATCGCCTCAAAGAGGTTATTCTTCTGCGTATCGCCCTCCGGATTCGTCCCATCAAAGAGACCGAGATATTTGCCAAGCATCTCGAGAGCGCGAGCTTTATCAGCGAGTTTGACCTCTACGCCATACATACCCTCCTTGACAGAGGCGAGAGCTGCCAGCTTATCAGCGGCCACGTCGTCAGAATCTTTAATGAGAACGCTGCCGCCTTGAATCGTCAAAAAGTCGGTAGCCTTCGCGAAGCCGATCGAAGCGAGTTCTTTCAGGACTCGCTCTCGCGTGATCTCGAGCTTTTCAGCCGCCGACTTTTGTCTTTTTTGGATTGCAGCTTGAATTTCGGGTTTCTTCAAATTTGAAACGCCGATCGAGTAAGCCGTCTTTTTGCTATATCCTGCACGGATTGCGGCTTGCGTCGCATTCAGGTCGACAAGGTATTCATCGACAAACTTTTGCATCTTCGGAGTCATTTTGCCTGCCACGCTCACCACCTCCAAACGTAGCAAAATGAAAAGAGCGACTGTTTCCAGCCGCTCTTCTTCAGGAGGAAGGACAATGGCCGTGCTCGCCAAAACCTTCCATACTGTTATACCAAGTTCCCGCGTGCATTAACGCGTTTTTATATGAATTAACGCGCTTTTGCTGCCTCCTGCAATGCGGATAAAGCTCTGCGGTGAAGCTCCTGGGTCCATCTGAATGTATAATTCATTCTGACAGCAATCTCCTCCCACCGTAAGTAGCTGAGATACCGAAGCTCAAGAACGGTCTTGAAGTTCATGTCCTCAACAAGCTCCTTGATTATCTGAGAGGTCTGCCGCTCAAAGTCGGCGATCTCCATGATCTCGTTCTTGATCTCCTCTTGCAGCGTCACAATCGCAACGACGCAATTCTCAGTTTTGCTCGTAGGATAACCGCCGCCGCTCGATGTGTTCTCGGGGTTTGCGGTAATAGACTCGGCGATCTGCCGCCACTCTTCAATGCGTTCTTGTCTTGCCGCAATACGCTCCTTTGCACGATAACCGCGATTGAGTACGGCCATCGGGTCGTCAGATAACGACTGTAAGACTTCTTCTGTCATGTTACCTCCTTGATTCTGGCCTTGACCGCCTCAAGCAAGGCGTTCTGACCTGCCTCTTTGTTTCGTAAGACAATATCGTAAATACGCTCGTCGATTGTACCTTTTGCTGCAAGCGTATGAATGAGAACGGGCTCAGTCTGCCCGCGCCGATGAAGGCGCTTATTCGCCTGCTGGAAAAACTCAAGGTTCCAAGTCGGGCTATACCAAATTGCGATATGACCGCCAAATTGTAAATTAAGGCCATGACCGGCGCTCGCGGGATTTGCGAGAAGAATCGGAATCTCTTTTGCGTTCCACCGCTTGACGACATTTTCCTCTTTCACATGAACGGCCTGAGGATACCGCGCTTGCAACCGGTCAAGCTCATGCTTGTAGTTGTAGAACACCAAAACCGGTTGACCGTTCGCCTCTTCGATAAGCTGGTCTAAGGCCTCGAGCTTTTGGTCATGGACGATCTGCGCTTTGCCGTTTTCGTCGTAGACCGCACCACCTGCCAACTGCAAGAGCTTATTCGTCAAGATCGCGGCCGTTGCCGCGTCAACGTCTCCGTCTGCAAAAGGCAGCAGCATAGTCCGCTCGAGCTGTTGGTACATGGCCGCCGCTTTTTCTGAGAGTTTGACCTCATGGGGAATCGTAAGCCGTTCAGGAAGACCCGTCGTTTCCATGCTGATACAGAGATCGCTCAGCTTTGTGAAGATCGCTTCACGGGCCCCATCCTTCAAGTTCCAGTCATAGACGATTCCGTTCGGCCCACGCCTGCCAGGCGCGAAGTAGGTATCGCGGTAAGCCGACAACGTTCGACCGAGCCGTGCACCCTCGTCCAGGAGATAAACCTGAGACCAAAGATCAAGTAAGCCATTCGGGGCCGGCGTACCCGTAAGGCCGACAATTCGGTCGATATATTTTCGGACTTTCCGAAGAGCCCTAAAGCGCTGCGCCTTACTGGACTTAAAGCTCGATAGCTCGTCGATTACGACCATATCGAAAGGCCACTTCTTTTTGTAATAGTCGACGAGCCAGACGACATTTTCACGATTGACGATATAAAAATCGGCGTCAGTATGCAGCGCGTCAATTCGCTCTTGCGCCGTGCCGATAATCAGGGAATACGTCAAGCCCTCGAGCTGGTCCCACTTTGCCAGCTCGTCGGGCCACGTCTCTCTCGCAGGAAGGAGCGGCGCAATTACGAGAACCTTGCTTGTCTCAAAATAGTCCCGTAGCAATTTCTCACATGCCGAGAGCGTGATCGCCGTCTTGCCGAGGCCCATATCGAGGAACAAGCCCGCAGCTTTATGCTCAAGGACAAACTTCTCAGCAAAAGCCTGATAGGGGTAGGGCGTGTATTTCATGCCTGCACCCCGATCTCAATAAGCCGCTGACGAAAGACGTTTGCGTCGTCGATCAGCCAGACATGGCAACCCAGTCCCTCCAAAATGCGAAAGACCTTCTTTTGCTGCTCGCTCCGTCCGTCGTTCAAGCCTGGGCGCTTGAGCTCGACAAAGATGATATGGGGCCCAGGTAAAATACAGATTCGGTCAGGCACGCCCCGACGTCCAGGACTTACCCACTTCCAAGCCACGCCCCCGAGGCCCTCGACTTGTCGGCGGATATTCCTTTCTACTGTTGATTCTTTCAAAGCTACCTCCTACAGCAGTTACAGCGAAAACAGCGCATTTTCTATATAGGGCATTGTAATTAAGGATTTATAGAGATATATGGATATATTTTCCTCTTAAATTTCTTAATTTTTTACCCTTATATAGAAAATTGTTTATTTTGCTGTAACTGCTGTTTTGCTTGCAATCACTGACTTTTTTGAACAGCAGTAATTTTTGGCAACTGCTGTATCTGCTGTAAGCTAAGGCCGCCAAACTGCTGTAACTCCGCTGTAAAATCGGGTCGTTCTGCTGTTAAATCCCGGGGTTCTGCTGTTAAAGGATTTTGGCAAAGCCCCTTTGCTTTCCATAAATCGGGCCGCAATCAATACTCGATATAGGTCGCCAGCCAGGCAGTCGCTTAAGCATGGAATTGATCTCACGAGCCTGCGCCGGCGTATAATCACGAACTGAGCCGCCGAAGAGCTCTCGCCAAATTTCCATAGCGCACACATACCTGCGAGGTACTGTCCCTTGTGGCTGTTCGTCAGAAAAGCCGTCCGCCCAAAAAGCGAGTCTTTGCTCGAGGTCTCTCGAGGCCCAGTCTTCTGGCAAGAGCGTATTGACGAATTTCTCAATGAGACTTTGCTTGCCGTTCATTTCAGTATGCTCGTCCTGAATTGCCCGCGCCTCAGCCTCAATCTTCGCGTCATTCAAATACCAGACTTCACCGGCATTATACCGAACCATGATCTCCGCCCATACCTGATCGACGATCTCAGGCGTAAAGTAATCACCTGTCTCTCGGCCCTTGTCCGTGACCGTAACAGGCCAAAAACGGCGGCCGCCTGTTGCGTCTCGCAGGAATTCATCATCGTTGGTCGTACCAAAGAAGGCGCATTGCCGCGGGCGCTCTTGCGTTCGACGCGCATACGCCGCACGGTAGCTATCTGACTGTTTAGAGACAAACTGCTTGATCTGCTCAAGCTCAGCCTTTCGGGTCGCGGCCATTTCTCCCATCTCAATAAGCCAAAAGCCTTGAAGCTGTTCATACGCCTCTTTACCTTGAACGGTATAGAAGGAATCAGAAAACCAGGACTTACCGAGCTTAGCAAGAGTTGTAGACTTGCGGCAGCCCTGAGGGCCAACCAGGACAAGAATGTGATCGTGTTTGCACCCAGGCTGCATCACGCGGGCAACCGCGCCGATCAAAGCCTTGCGGGTGACCGTTCGCGTGTACTCAGTATCTTCGGCGCCGAGGTAGTCAATGAAGATCGTGTCCGCACGGGGCGTTCCGTCCCAGGTGAGGCCCTCCAAATATTCGCGGACAGGATGCCGTGAGCATTTAAGCATCGCAAGCGCAACCGCATCGACGATCTTCGAGACATTCGCGATCGTGTAACGCTTTTCGATGTAATTGCGAAGACCTGCGTCGTCAACGTCGTTCCAGGCGTTCGAGAGTCGAGCGCTGAGCTTAATCCACGGTAAGTCGCCGCGGACGGTCATGCGTTCCTTAAAGGTGTCATAGAAGTAACGGCCCTTTAGGCGGCGATCGTTTTCCATGATGATTCTAACGTTCTCGATCGTGGCCTCGCATTTTCCCGTTTTGGTAAGAGTCAGGTCACGAGTCCAGCTCATGTCCTCTTCGCCTTCATCGGTAGAGGTGTCGTCCTCGTCAAACTGCGCGCTGATCTTCTGCAAACGCTTTCTTGCAAGCTCCTCGCGAACCTCGGGAATCTGCAAAGCCTCGTCAGCCATTGCAACGAACGACGGGAGACGGCTGCTCGGGGTTCCAGGTGCGGCAGCGTCATCTTCATTGCCGAATAAGTGAATACGAACAAGGTCAAAAGCATTACAGAGCTTTCCGCTCGCGGGGTCCGTGCCATGATGGGAGTACGCGAAGAGACCGTTATCGTAAAGGACCAAGCCGCCGGTCGTGGAGCCGCCCTTGAAGGTATAGCGGCCATCGTCGCATTTCTCGTAAACATCAGGCAAGAACTCCGCGATTGCGTCCTCAACAGAATATGTACTGCAAAACGCGCCGACGACGCCGTCCTTTGCGGTAGGGTCTCCTTGCTTTTTAGCAAGTCGGTGAAGCGCCTCGGCCCGCCGTGAGGAAACCGGCCACTCCGTGGGGTCATGCCAGTCAACATAGCGCTTGAGCTGCTCATCTACGTCAAGCCAGGGGCCGTCAGAGAACTCATACCGATACTCGGCATCATAGGAGAGCGAGGGCCAGTACATAAGCCGATGCGGCTCATAGGTGGTATCGTCGCACATGTCGATGCCGATGTCCTGCGCGATCTTTCTCGCAACTGCCGCATACTCTTCGGGCGAGACTGCGCGAGAGAGCGGCATAACCAGGCGAAGGCGCGGAGCGTCTGACCGGTGACTATGGGTGCTATAAAGAACGGCAGCGCAGCCGAGGACCAGAACGACCGTGTCCCAGGGGTCAGCATCGGCCGGTACCTCATCAAGGTCTAAAGTCAAGAGCCGGCGTTGTGTGATCGCGTCAGCTTTACGCCGGCCGCCTTTAAGCACGCCTCCGACAAAGCCGCCGACGTCTTTGATTTCGTCGCGCTGAGCTTTTGGCAAGGCCTTATATTCTTTCGCGGATTCCTGGGTCCGTTCAGGGATTTCAAGACGGTTGACAAGCTGCGACCACATAAGATCGCGGTTCTGCCACTGAGTAGAGCGCCGAGATTGCCCGACCGCAATCGTGATAGGACCGTCGTACTGAACTGCTGTCATTCGTCAATCTCCCTTCGCACAACTCTTAAAATGCCTGCATTGCGAATCATTCTGTCGCACATATTGCAGGGCTTTGCCTCAATCCATTTCTTCGTCCTGGGGTCATAGCCGACCAGGTAAAGCGTAGAGCCTTGGAGCTCTTGCCTTGACGCGCTAATGATCGCATTTTGCTCGGCGTGAACCGCCACGCAAGAGCCATATTGCGAGCCGTGCGCGGCAGCGGTCTCGTCGAGCGGCAGCTCGTGCGATCGGCAGTAGCAAACGCCGGTATCACAACAATTCGCCTCGCCGCGCGGAGAACCGTTATAGCCGGTCGCGATGACTTCATCGTTTTTCACGATCACCGCGCCGTAGTGTTTTCGCAAGCAGGTCGATCGCGCGGCAACGGCCGCGGCAATGTTCAAATAGTATTCGTCTTTGCTGACTCGTTCCAAATGAGTCACCTCCGTTTCAGCTCCTTCTCCCAGGGCCGAAGCCCCAGGAGGAAGGGCAAGATTTTATTTGCCGGTGGAGCCGAACGCGCCGTTACCGCGAGCCTCGCCGAGATCAAGCACAAAGTCAGGAGTCACGACTGGCAGCACGACCAACTGGCCGATACGGTCGCCGCGGTAAATGTGATAAGCCTCGTGACCGCCGTTGTGAATGACCGCGTGCATTTCCCCGGTATAGCCAGGGTCGAGCGGGGGGAGCTTGCAGTCAACGCCCTTTGCGGTCTGGCTCGATCTCGGGAAGATAAACGCGCCAAAGCCGGCAGGAAGATCAAGACCAAAGCCAAGCCCGATCACCGCAGAGCAACCGACCTCAATGATACGGTCTTTAAGCGCGTACACGTCCGCGCCGACGTCGTTCGCGTGTGCACGCTTAGGCTGCATCTCCGAAGGAACGCCGTAGTCGAGGAGCTTAACCTGCATTGACCGCGCCTCCTTCCTCGTAAAGAAGCGGGAACTCAAGCCGCAGCAGCTCGCCAGGAGTTAAGTACGGCATGGGATTCTGGCAGCCCATTTTGCCCTCTTTGCAAGCACCTCTCATGCAGAAGGGGCCGGTCGTTGCTCGGGAGAAAAGCAGCGGGTTCAGCTTATAAAGCTCGTCCCACACTTTGAGCAAAACCAAATGGGTCTCGAGCGTGTTGCGCCGACAAATACGCTGGCCGATAATATGCTTCCACTGGTAGGGTGTCGCACTGATAATCAGGACATTGCGAAGGCCCTGCGGAGCCATATATCCAGCAGCATCGTTATCAAGGCCCTGCCTAACGGCCTCGGCGTAATTCGCCATATTCAGTTTGCAAGAGGTTAAGTACGTTTCCTCTTCACCGCGTTCCATGACCTCATAAGGAACGGCAAAAGCGGCGTCGTCCGAGTAGTCGCTATACTGCAACGAGGCAGACATGAACTTGACTTCGTTCTGGTGGCGCGTGATCTGCGCCAGGAAGCGACGACTCGCGCCGACAATGACAACGTTAATCGCGCCGAACTTTTGAATCGTCGGGTGCGGCAGCTTTGTCATCGTGGTCACCGTGTCTTCGGTGTAGCTCTTGTTATAGAGCGCCATGAAGTCGTCCAGGCTTTTGATCTTGTGGCCGCGCTGCGTAAGACGCGCAGCGCAAACCATCATCTTCTCAGCCGAAGGAATAACTTCAGGATTTAAGACCGCAACTTCGATACTTTTCATGCGGACCTTCCTTCCTCAACGATTGCTCGCAGAATCAGCAAATAGTTGATACTGTCGGTGATCTTCTCATTCCACTGCGTGAGCGGGTAAGACTGACGAGAGCCGACCATATCGGCGACAGAAACAAGGTGCTTGCTCAGCATTCCAAAAGCGGCCTGCGCGGTCGTCATATCCTGCAGAGCCGCGGCCTTCTTGAAATGCGCCAGGCGGTCGACCTCGGTTTCGTCGGTCGCTTCTTCGGCGTATTCGGTACCTTTACCCATGAGGACGAGCTCGCTGCGGGAGAGCTGGTCAGTCACGATCTTGTCAAACTGTTTCAGATTCATTGTGTACCTCCTTCGGCATAATCAGCAAAAAACTGGTGTTGATGGGAACTGCGAGCGCTTTCTCAACAGGCTGCTCCTGCTCGGCAATAAGACCAGATAGGTCAAAACCGAGACCCGAGAGATATTCAAGACCGAGCTTTGCGTTCGCGAGAGCATTGACGTTCAGCGCAACGTTGTAGTAGGTCTTCTCAACTTCGCGCCGAATATCGGAAAAACGCTTTTTGAGGTCTCTGTCGACCTGGGCCTCGCGCAGCTCTGTCTCTTGCAGCTTTTCGGCCATAGGGACCCGCGCAAGAAGTATGTTTTGAATTGAGTACAGGATTGTACCCCAGCTCATAGACAGGGGGCCTACAAGCTCCTCGTTTTTCTTGTGCCAGTCCATCATATAGTCATAGACCTCGGTCAAACGGGGCTCGACATACGCAACCATCTCGGCGAACTTCGTACGCTCAAGTTTTTCTGCGAGTAACGCCGCGCACGCTGCGTTCTCCTGCGCGTTGACTTGCTTAAGGGCCTTATTCTTTTGCCCTTCGAGCCATTTTAATAAGATTTTCTTAGTCACTGTTCTTCCTCCAAATTAGTCCTTGCGATAATACTCGCACTCATAGGCGTCGGCGCGAAGCGGCAAATTCGGGGCCCAGGAGATCGGCCGGCCCATGAGCGCGCCAAGCTCTTCGGCAGAACTGACGCCGATCGGAACCTCGCAAATCACTTCGTCGTGAACGTGGAAGACGATCGGGAAGCCGGCAGCCTCAAGCCTAAACATAGCCTCAGCCAGGCAGTCACGGGCGGTAGCCTGAACGATATTCTCCACGAACTTCGGTCCGTAGGACTCAATACGGCCCCAGCCGCCCGAGGACTGAATTGTCCCCTCATAGGTGATATTGTCGTCGCCATCGACGCGGGGCTTGACGTAGCTGAGCTCTCGACCGTTCGGCAAGCGCAGACGCATGAGCGGTCCTTGCTTGCGAAGTCTCATGCCGTGCGGTAGATCGACAGGGGCCTGCGTCGTAATACACCGACGAACGGCCGCGTCTGTGTCCCACCAGAACTTCGTGATCGACTTATTCGCCGCGCGCCAACTATTGACGATCGGCTTGAGCTCAGATTCTTCAAGGCCCATCGCCAAAGCGCCCATACTCTTCATGGCACCGACGGAGCCGCCATAGCCCAGGGCAAGCTCAGCGATTTTACCCTTCTGACGCATCGGGTCGCCCTTCTTGACGGACCCTTTCGGCAAGTGAAACATCTGCTCGGCCGAGGCCTC